CGCATGGTTCGGATCGTACCGCGAAGTTCCCCCGCTTGAGTGGCGCGCAATCTTTGTCGATACGGCCATGAAGACCGGCGAGGCAAACGACTACAGCGTGTTTGAGTGCTGGGGGCGGACGAAGACCGGCCAGGCTGTGCTGATTGATCTGCATCGCGGCAAGTGGGAAGCGCCTGAACTGCTGGCCGAGGCTCGCCGGTTCTGGCTCAAGCACCAGCAAGAGGGCAACGGTCCACTGCGCGCCATGAAGGTGGAAGATAAGGTTAGCGGGACGGGCCTGATCCAGACGCTGCGCCGCGAGGGTATCCCGATCCTGCCGATCCAGCGCAACAAGGACAAGATCAGCCGCGCGCATGATGCCGCGCCGTTCATCGAAAGCGGTAACGTGCTGCTGCCAGAGTGGGCGCAATGGCTGGACGCATTCCTTGGCGAGTGCGAGGCTTTCCCATCTGGTGCAAACGATGACCAGCTAGACCCGATGTTCGACGCGATCCGCGATGTGCAGTTCGCACCGACACAGAAGATCGTGCGGGTTACGCCGCTTCCCGTGGCGAATGCGTGGTAATTGGCACGACACTTGCATAACGGCTAATTTTCCGCTATTGTTCCCGCGCCTGCACTTGGCGAGGAACGAATGGCAACTATCAAACAGCTTTCTGAAGCGGACATTGTTGAGAACGGCGACCAGTTTCCGTTTTTCTCCGAGGCGCAGGGTGACACCCGCAAGGTAACGTTTGCAACGCTTAAGGATAGCGTGGCGACTGACTTCGTGAGCGCCGCCGATCTAGCTGCACAGACCGGGGCGACTCTGGTTGGCTGCAATGGTGGCACGACTGTCCAGCAGGAACTGGATGCCAAGGTTTCGGCCACGCTGGATACCGATGGCACGCTGGCCGCGAACAGTGACGCGCGGGTTGCTTCGCAGAAAGCGACCAAGACTTACGCGGACACGAAGGTCGCAACCGCTTCGCTTGCCGCATCGTCTGGCTCAGCGCTGGTTGGGCATATCGCCACTGGTGCTGGCGCTGTGGCGAGAACGGTGCAGAGCAAACTGCGGGAATCTGTTAGCGTTTTTGATTTTATGACGGCGGGGCAGATAGCCGCAGTTGAGGCGTATAGCTTCTCGACCGATGTGACCACGCCATGCCAAAATGCAATAAACGCAGCCTATGCCGCAAAGAAAAATTTGTTCTTCCCGGCGGGGGGGTATCTTGTCACCGGACTTACGCTCCCAGGAGTGGTTGACGGGGTTTCAACCGATGATAGAGATAAGGGCTTCCGTATTTATGGTCAGGGCTTTGGGGAGCCGTTTGTACAACTGAACACGGGCGGGACCGTAATCAAGAGCGTCACAGATGCTCCAGTTTTGCAGGACATTCTCGGTACTGCCTCAAGCAGTAATGGAACCGTTGAGATTGACCACATTCGCTTTGACGGAACATCCAATAGCCATCCTGTTGTTAAGTTGCAGTCCTTTTACGGGCTTTCGTCCTTTCATAACTGCATCGTGTATCAGCGCGGAGCCGGCGATGGGCTTACGCTTGGTTGGGGGGCGACTGTCTCGGTCCGCGAATGCTATGTCTTGAACAAGGATTGGGCCACGTTTGGCCTCGGTGCCGCCCGCGTCGGCACTGGCATCTCGTATATTCCGACGGCAGACAACGGATTGGTCACTATCAGCAAATGCACATCGCGCGGGTGGCTTACTGCATATCAAATCGCTGGCGGCGCTGGCACCGCTTACTCCGCCTGTATTGACAAGTGTGAGGGATCAGTCATTTACAATGGCGTTGCGTTGGCGAGCAACGCAGATAAGTGCATTGTTTCTGATTGCTATTTTGAGGGTGCTGAGGGCGGGGTGGGCATAAGCAACCTCGGAGACTACAACACTATTCGGGATAATTTGCTGTTCCCCGGATTTTCCGTTGGCATCCAAGATACGTCTACGAGTAACAAGGGGACGTTAATCCAGGGCAATATCATAGGAATTGGGTCTGTCGCCAATGCCCGCGGCGTTGATGTTGCGTCAAGCGCCTTTTTCGGCGGTTACAATAAAAATGTAATAAACAATTCCTTGACCTACACCTTAGGGACCAATGGGGTAAAAGGAATTTATCTTACTGGCACGAGTCCTCGCGTCAATATTTTGGGAAATTCCTTTGATCCTCGTGGGGCGTGGTCTGGAGTCAATACTAAAAAAATTGATGACCAGAGCACCGATGAGGGGCCGTTTGGGATCATAACCCAAGAAAGTGGAGATTATGAAATTCCCGTTTTGGCAAGCGGGGCAATATCGCTGTTCAGGTCCGCTGCCATCTTAACTGAGGCAAATGTATCTGCCAATAACATGACAATCCCGACTGGAAGTTATTTTACGGTTTCCGCAACCACTCCGACAACGGTTCAAAGATTTACCGCTGGATCGTTGGAGGGAAGGATTGTTATATTCCGAACTGAAAATGCGAATATGACATTCGCCGACACTGCTTTTAATCAATTGGCGGGCGGGGCGTCATTTACTGGGCCTGGAACAATTACGTTCCTAATTGACCGATTTGGCTCAGACGATTATGCCTATGAGATTTGCAGGACAGTTTTTTAAAAATTATGATTTAGGGGGCAATGCGATTTAGTAATTTGGCGCATTTGATGGTCCCGCGAAATAAATCTAAGTTGGAAAGCGAATAACTAATGGCACGACCGACTAAAGCCGCCCGAATGCAGAAGGTCCACGACGCGGCGCTTGCCGAGTTTAATCGCGTGCAGGCATCGTGCCAGGATGAACGGCGGCAGTGCCTTGAGGATCGTCGGTTCCTGACCATCCCTGGCAGGATCGCTGGGGGAGCAGTTCGCCAACAAGCCGCGCTTTGAGGTGAACAAGGGCCAGCTTGGCCTGATCCGCATTTACAACGAGTATCGCAACAACCGCGTGACCGTGGACTTCCGCCCCAAGGACGGCGGCAAGGATGACCCGCTGGCCGATATGTGCGACGCACTGTTCCGTGCCGATGAGGCCGATAGCTGCGCTGAGGAAGCATACGACAACGCATTTGAGGAAGCCGCTGCTGGTGGCTTTGGCGCGTTCCGCCTGTCCAGCGAATACGAGAACGAGGACGACGACGAGGACGAACGGCAGCGCATTCGCATCCTGCCGATCTATGACGCAGACACCTCGGTTTACTTCGACATTGACGCCAAGCGCCAGGACAAGAGCGATGCCAAGCGTTGCTGGGTGATCCACTCCATGACGCCCGAAGCGTTCAAGGCGGAGTACGATCAAGACCCGGCAACGTGGCCCAAGGATAACACCTCTGACCTGTTCGATTGGAACACGCCGGATGTGACCTATGTGGCGGAATACTACGAGGTCGAAAAGAAAACCGAGACGCACCACGTTTTCATCGACGCCGAAGGGATGGAGGTCATCTATTCCGAGGACGATCTGGAAGATATGTCCGAAACCGGCGAGGGAGAGGAAGAGGTTGAAGGCTCCGTTGAGGCTGGCATTGCGATGCTTGCCGAACAGGGAACCGTTAAGCTGCGTGAAAAGCGGGTGCGAGTGCGCCGCGTTCACAAGTACATCATGAGCGGCGGCGGCATCCTTGAGGACTGCGGCTATATCGCTGGCAAGCACATTCCGGTCGTGCCGGTCTATGGCAAGCGGTGGTATGTCAACAACGTCGAACGCATGGCTGGGTTTGTCCGCTACGCCAAGGACGCCCAGCGCCTCAAGAATATGCAGCTTTCGTTGCTGGCCGAAACTAGCGCGCTGTCGCCCATCCAGAAGCCGATCCTGCACCCCGAACAGGTCATGGGCCACGAGATCATGTGGCAGCAGGACAACATCAAGAACTATCCGTATCTGCTGATTAACCCGATCACGGACGCAGAGGGCAACCCGGTTCCCGGTGGGCCGGTCGGTATGACGCAGCCGCCGCAGATCGCGCCCGCAATGGCCGCGCTGTTGCAGTTGACCGAACAGGACATGGCGGAAATCCTTGGCAACACCAGCCAAGCGGATAAGATGGTTTCCAATATCAGCGCGCAGGCCGTGGAGATGATCCAGCAGCGCACCGATATGCAGGCGTTCATCTACATGAGCAACTTTGCCAAGGCGATGCGCCGCTGCGGCGAAGTCTGGCTGTCGATGGCTAAGGAACTGTACCACGAAGAAGGCCGCAAGATGAAGGGCCTTGGCGAAATGGGCGACGTTGAGGGCATCGAACTCGGCAAGCCGCTCATCAGCAAGGAAGGTAAGCTTGAGAAGCTGGACCTGTCGCGCGCCGAACTGGACGTTTACGCAGACGTTGGCCCTTCGTTCACCAGCCGTAGGGATGCAATGGTTCGCCAGATTGCAGGGATGATGCAGTTCGTGCAAGACCCTGCGGATGCAAAGGTTCTCACCGCGCTCATGCTGTTCAATATGGACGGCGAAGGGCTTGGTGATGTCCGTGAGTTCTACCGCAAGCAGCTTGTCCAGCTTGGCGCAATGCAGCCCAGCGAGGCCGATTTGGAAGCGGCGCAGCAGGCGATGGAAGGCGCACAGCCCGATCCGCAGGCAGAACTCATTGCAGCGATTACGGCGAAGGAAGCCGCGCTGGCCGAAAAGGCCCAGGCTGATACCGCTTACACTATTGCCCGCACCGAGGGCGAACAGGCTGATACGCTCAAGACACTGAGCGATATTGGAGCGGCACCGCCCCCCGCTATCTAGGGGCGAGACGAAAAGGTGAACGATGGATACCGAAGAGATTAACGCCCCCGATCTTGAGGATACCGAGGTTGTAAATGCCGAGACGGAACTTCCCGACGAGCAGCCCGAACCCGAAGAAGGAGAGGGACAGACTGCCGAAGAGGATGGCCCGCTTGTTGTATCATTTGGCGAGGATGAGCCGGAAGCCGAACCCGAAGGGGCTGCACCCGAATGGGTAAGGGAACTTCGCAAGCTTACCCGCGAGCAGGCCAAGCGCATCAAGGAACTGGAACAGGCCCAGAAGGCAAACGTTGCCGAGCCTGAACTTGGCCCAGAGCCGACCCTTGAGGATTACGATTACGACCCGGACGCATTCAAGGCCGCGCATCGTGATTGGATCAAGCGCTCGTTTGAGGTCGAAAAGGAACAGGAAAGCAAGCGCGAGGAAGAGCGCCGCCAGCAGGAAGCGTTTGAGCAGCGAGTGGCCGAATACAACGAGGCCAAGGCCAAGCTTCCCGTGCCGGACTTTGACGAGGCTGAGGCGGTTCTGCTGGAAGAGTTCAACCCCACGCAGCAGGGCCTGCTGGTCAAGCTGGCAAAGCAGCCCGCACTGTTTGCTTACGCCCTGGGCAAGAACCCGACCAAGGCAAAGGCACTGGCAACGATCAAAGACCCGGTGGACTTTATCGCCGCTGCTGTGCGGATGGAAATGGAGATCAAGCAAGTGAAGAAGTCTGCACCGGCACCGGAAAAGCGGATCACCGGCGGCAACGTTGGCGGGGCAACCCCGGTTGACAACAACCTGGAACGCCTGCGCGCTGAAGCCGACCGCACTGGCGACTACAGCAAGGTTGCCCGGTATAAGGCAGAACTTCGCAAAAAGGGTGTTGCGGTCTAAGCGGATCGTGTTATTCTGGTGGCCTAGCGCATAACTCCCGCTAGGACCCCCAAAAACCTTGGGGCCGGATGAGTGGATCGTCTGGCCCCATTTTTTGTGCGTGCGACACAGTTGGCACGGCTCTTGCATAACCCAAACAAATAGGGTATAGATCACGCAGGGCAGTAACTGGGGCCTCGCCTAACCCCATAGAGGAAGCCGCCCATCCTTAATCGGGCGAGTAGAGAACCGGGCCTAGCCCATTTTGAAACTCGTCAACATAAAGGATTGATTTTATGGCTAACGCCTTCAGTAAGGAAGAGCGCG